ACATGGTGGCTGGTTACACTTGTGGGGTACTCGGAAGATTGAGAAGTGAGGAAGGTTACGCACCACGTACGTACCCCCGTACACTTCCATCCACTCTGTCCCCCTCTAGTAAGGGGGGTACAATAGTGTATACCGTCCACTATAGTATAGAGTACGCAAGTCAAATCCGTACTATATAGAACTTTGTATGTATACGTATGTGGACCACACAACGTATAACGTATACTTCAACATATACGCACTTAACCTTAAGTACGCGCGAACTTAGCGTAGGGTTAAGGCAAACACTCTCCAGAATGACTATCTAATAATGCGCCCCCCGTAGCGAAGCGGAGGGTGGGTGCCGGGGAGCGCTCTAGCGGAGCGAAGCGGAGCGGGCGCGTGGCGCCGTCCGCCTAGCGCCCGTAAGGGCGCAACCGCTTGGCAAAGCATTAAACTTACACACAAAAGCACACACTGGATTAGAAAAGCGGAGCTTACGTAGAGTAAGCCCAAGTTAAACATCTAAAAAGAAATCACCATCCAAACTAAGATCAGGCAGATCGTCGACCACCTCTGGCTCAGGGGTTTCCAAAGGGGTCGTGTCGACGAATGCTTCAGCGCGGTAACGCGCGTGCTGTTCTTGTATTGGGAAGTTGATAACCGTGAACCGTCTGAGTATTGGCTCAAGGTCTTCGCTGTTCAAGAAACATTGTTGAGGCGTGTAGTTGCTGAGGACGATGATCTTCTTCGGACGTAAGCGTTGCATTACCCCGCCCTTGATTTCACCAGGGAAAGGGTAACGATCGGCCCATTTTTTTAGGGACGACGCCGTACAGTCGTTTTTGGGCGCCCACTCCTCGATGGCCACAACGTCTTCGAAACGGTAACGGTCCCACCACTTGTTGAGCGCCTTGGCGAAGTGGTTGGGATACAACTCCCAAAGCAACCGAGACTTCCCGCTTCCGGAAGGACCGACCCACCACTCGTGCAGCAAGTCGCCATCGAGCGGCACAGTGACGGGGGCGTAGAGGGACGCAAGCCGAACTCCGTGTACGAGGAAGAGTTGCGGGTCCTCCTCTTCGATCTTGTTGAGCTCTCCGGACTTAGCGTAAGTGATGGCCGAGGCGTATCTGGCTTTATTCCCTTCTCCTCCAAGTCGTCGAGCCACGTCTCGATCCATTGGAGGTTCTCCGAACTCGTATCCCCCGTGTTCTTCTTTGGTGCAATACACACGATTCTGCTCAGCAGAGCCCCGAGCCGGCGTAACAAACGCACCAGGAAGCATTCTGGTGACTGCTTTGTGTTGTCGTTGGTTGTGGAAGTACACGTATCCTTGTAGGTGTGGTGTTCCGCAATCTCCCACTTCGTATCCGTAAACGACGTATCGAGCGAAGGACTTGATCGTTGTTTGTATGATGTCTTCATGCGTCTTGTTGTAGTTGTTGATAGTAAAACACCAAGCGCGGTATTTGCCTTTGTAGTCCATCGCAAAATGCATAATGCCAGCTCGGCTTTAGCTCCTAGGTCTCGTGGCATGGCTCAGTAGCTGGCCTGCCACTATATTACCTAGGAGCTACTGAGCTGAGCCAAGTTGAAGTTTGGGAAGTATCTGAACTTATGTTCAGAGCAAACTAGACTTAAGGCCAGCTCTTCATTTTCTTTTTTCTTCATTTGAGATAAGTCCAGTATGGCGTATCGCATTCAGAAGGGCAACATTCGCAAGCCACGTCGCCGTCGTCAGACGACACGTCGGCGTAGTGTTCGCAAAGCACCGCGCCGTCGAACTTCTACTCGTCGTCAGATGAATAAGAAGAATGATTGTCACTGTCCAGGTGAACTTAGTCCTGCTGCTAAGTTTGCCCTGGCCCAGTTAGATCCGTTTGAACCTAAGTGCCTTGGCGCGAAGATTCCGGATTCTAATACAATGCCTAGCATTGCCAATGCCGATACTGATCAAGTTTCACTTGCTGGACCTGCAACGAGCGGGTTTCTTATTGCTGCTGCATTTAATCCCGCGTATCAGTATTCTTATCTTCCTGCTACACCTGGTGCGGCAGCTGTTACATGGGGTGGTTCGTGGTCTAACCGCCGAAATTATAGCAATGTCGTAGCCAGTGTCGAAGCTATTCGACCTGTTGCTCATGCAGTTCGCATGGTGAGTCCTCTTGCTCCAACTGCAGCTACCGGATTTGTGCATGTAGGCATTTCGGTTGAAAGTCGAATTAACAGTGGTGTTTCGACTTCACCTGATTTTCCTACGACTATTAACGAGATGACTGGGTTGGCTCATTACAAGCGTTTTACGCTTGCGAGTCTAACACAGAGTCCTGTTACTATCATCAATAAGTGGATTGATGAGACGGGATTTCGTTATGAAGATCCGCGTGCTCCAAATGCCTATTTGTCGAGTGCTTCTATTCCTACAACGTCAACTTTGAATTTTAGTCAGAGTTGGGGTACGTTGATTGTGATGGTTGACAGTCAACCAACTACGGCGACTGTCCCGATCAGTTTTGAGCATCTTTTGCTTACGGAATGCCTTCCTCGCAAGGATGCTTGGGTGCTTGGTACTCAAGCCGCCCCTAATTCTCCTGGCACTATTAGTGCTGTGAGTGTTATGACGTCAGAGACGGATTTTGCTCACACTGAGGCTCAGCAGGATACTTATATTCAAGAAGGTTTGCGTTCATTCGAACGCGGAGCTGCTGTTGCAGGTGAGCGTGTATGGAATGATGTTGCCGCCCCTCTGTTGTCGCGGTTTGGAAATGCCGTCGTCAACACTGGTGTGGCAATGGCATTGAACGCTGTCAACGGCCGGGGTGGAATTCCTGGTGTGAATTCTAATCCGGCTCGTCTTACCTTATCTTAGATGAAGCTCCAGTGACGACCCGTGAAGCTCCTCCACGTAATCCAGTATCTCGCCGCAGGGAGCGTCATATGGATTACATGCGACAGGGCACTGTCGATGTTCGAGCTGAACTTTACGATGCATTGGAGGCCCGCCGTAAGGCTGACCGCCAGGCACGTGTTAATGTCCGCCGTGAATGGGAGGTAGCCATGTCAGATGCTGTACTGGCTACTCTCCCTGGCGAACACGACGAGTTTTAAACCCCTTTGTATTCATGGAATGAAGCCAGTGCGTAGCACTGGATTCTTATTCCATTAGTAGATGTAGTATATTATCACAATAACCGTAGCTAATGCAATAAGCGAAGGTAAAAGTCAAACCCACTCCCCTACATCTTCCTCCTCTGTCTCTTCCTCTGTTAGGTCAATCACCTCGTCGGCCTCTAGGTCGTCCAGGTCGTCCGTGAACGTCTCGAGAAATCCCGCGGCTCTGCCTACGATTGCACGTTTGTGCATCGAGATGTACTCGATACCCAGCATTCCGTTGTAGTTGACAGCCGTGTCTTCAACGGTGTCGATTACCTCGATCAGCTGGTTCATGCAGGCAACGATCCCCAGTCCCGCGTTGTGCTTGCGCGTGATCATTCGCGCTCCTCTTTCGTTCGCACGCGCGTACTCGTTGATCTCGCCCGCCAGGGTTCGGACATGCGCTCTCAGAGCATGGACTTGGTCCTGCGCATCTCGCGCAACTGTAGTCGCTATCTTGAGACGCTTGCGGTCTTGTGCAGACGTCTCTTCTGCGATCTCCATCTTGCGCTTGTAGTACATCATCATCTCGAACAACACCGTGTTGGAGTTCTCCTGAGTCGGCGTCTTGATAGCTGACTTGGACATGGTGGCTGGTTACACTTGTGGGGTACTCGGAAGAATGAGAAGTGAGGAAGGTTACGCACTACGTACGTACCCCCGTACACTTCCATCCACTCTGTCCCCCTCTAGTAAGGGGGGTACACAAGTGACTCAGTCCACTATAGTATAGAGTACGCAAGTCAAATCGATACTATATAGAACTTTGTATGTATACGTATGTGGACCACACAACATATAACGTATACTTCAACATATACGCACTTAACACTAAGTACGCGCGAACTTAGCGCAGGGTTAAGGCAAGCACTCTCCAGAATGGACTATCTATTAAGGGTTCCCCCGCTTGCGGGGGACAGCGAGCAGCTAAGCGCACCGGAGCGAAGCGGAGGTCGCGCGGGCATGCTCGCGAGGGGGGCACACAGCGCGCGAAAGCGCGCCACCGCTTGGCAAAGCATTAAACAAACTTATACAAAATTACACACTGGATTAGAAAAGCGGAGTTTACGTAGAGTAAACCCAAGTTAAACATCTAAAAAGAAATCTCCATCCAAATCAAGATCTGGGAGCGGAAGCTCGTCTTCCGGTTCTTCGTCGACCACACTTGGGGTTTCCAAAGGGGTCATGTCGGCGAATGCTTCAGCGCGGCATCGCGCGTGCTGCTCTTGCATTGGGAAGTTGATAACCGTAAACCGTCTGAGTATTGGCTCAAGGTCTTCGCTGTTCAAGAAACACTGTTGCGGCGTGTAGTTGCTGAGGACGATGATTTTCTTCGGCCGTAGGCGTTGCAGCACACCCCCCTTGATTTCCCCTGGAAACGGATAGCGGTCGGCCCATTTCTTCAGGGACGATGCCGTACAGTCGTTCTTGGGCGCCCACTCCTCGATGGCCACAACGTCTTCATGACGGTAACGGTCCCACCACTTGTTGAGCGCCTTGGCGAAGTGGTTGGGATACAACTCCCAAAGCAGCCGAGACTTCCCACTTCCGGAAGGGCCGACCCACCATTCGTGCAACAGCTCGCCATCGAGCGGCACAGTTTTGGGGGCGTAGAGGGACTCAATCCGAATTCCGTGTAGGAGATAGAGTTGGGGGTCTTCGTCCCTGACGACATCCGCCTTTCCCTCCATTCCAAGCTTGATCGCCGCGGCGTATCTGGCTTTATTCCCTTCTCCACCACGCTGTCTCGCCACTGCGTAATCCATTGGGATGTCTCCCCACTCCCATCCTCCATTTCCTTGTTTTTGGCAGTATTCCTTCCCCTCTTGAGCAGATTTACGAGCTGCCTCAACATGAGCATTAGGCAGCAGCCTTGCGACTGACTTGCGCTGTCTTGGGGAATGGAAGTAGATGTATCCCTGTAGGTGAGGCGTTCTGCATTCCTCACCCACTTCATATCCGTAGACGATGTATCGAGCGAGAGACTTGATCGTGGTCTTGATATGTTCTTCATCGAGCAACGTGTAGTTGTTGAGTGTGAAGTGCCAAGCTCGGTATTTGCTTTTGTAGTCCATCGCAAAATGCACAATGCCAGCTCGGCTTTAGCTCCTAGTCTCGTGGCGGAGGCTGGAACAGCAGCTCTCGCCACATTATTACCTAGGAGCTACTGTTCTGTTCCAAGTTGAAGTTTGGTAAGTATCTGAACATAAGTTCAGAGCAAACTAGACTTGAGTTCAGAACCTCATTTATTTTTTTCTTCATTTCAGATAAGTCCAGTATGGCGTATCGTATTCAGAAGGGCAACATTCGTAAGCCACGTCGTCGTCGCCAGACTACACGTCGGCGTAGTGTGCGTAAAACCGCGACACGTCGTCGTACGTCGAACCGTCGGCAGTACGGAAAGAAGAATGATTGTCATTGCCCGGGCGAGTTGAGTGCAGCTGCAAAATTTGCATTGGCTCAACTTGATCCTTTTGAACCGAAGTGCTTGGGTGCGAAGGTTCCTGATTCCAATACTATGCCTAGTATTGCGAATGCTGACACCGATCAGGTTCAGCTAACTGGACCGGTTACTACCGGTAATCTAATTGGCATGGCATTTAACCCTAGTTATGCAAGTGCCTATATGCAAGCTGCCGAAGTCAGCGCTTCAGCTGTTAGCTGGCCTACCACGTGGACCCAGCGCCGCAACTATTCCAATGTTGTGGCTTCTGTGGAGGCCATTCGCCCAGTCGCACATGCTGTTCGCATGGTGTCTCCGCTAGCGCCCACTAGCACGACAGGATTTGTGCACGTGGGAATTTCTGTGGAGAGTCGCGTCAGTTCTTTAGCTGGCGTTGCTCCTGATTACCCAACTACGGTGAATCAGATGACTGGCTTGGCGTACTACAAGCGTTTCACGCTCGCCAGTCTAACACAAAGTCCAGTTACCATTATTAACAAATGGATCGACGAGAGTGCTTTCCGGTACGACGATTCTCGATCTGTTTATGCTAATTCTGGTAGTGCTAGTACTCCGAATACGACAACTTTTCAGTTCAACCAGTCGTGGGGAACTTTGATTGTGCTTGTTGAAGCTCAGCCTTCAAGCGCAGCAATTCCTATTTCTTTTGAGCATCTTCTTTTGACTGAATGCCTCCCTCGGAAGGACGCATTTATTCTTGGTACCCAGGCTGCCCCGAACAGTCCTGGTACAATGAGTGCTGTTGGCACGATGTTGAGCGAAACCGATTTTGCCCATACTGAAGCCCAGCAGGAATCTTACATTTCAGCTGGCGTTGAAGAATTGGCTCGTGGAGCCCAAGTTGCAGGTGAGCGTGTATGGACAGACGTCGGCGTCCCGTTGCTGCAACGTTTTGGAAACAACGTGCTCAACGCGGGCATGATGTATGCCGTAAACGCTGCAACCGGGCGCGGCGGAATTCCAGGTGTGAATTCTAACCCCGCCCGTCTTATCTTATCTTAGATGATAACGTTCCGATGAGGCCTCCTCCATCGACCCGTTATCCTGTTTTCTACCGTCGTGAAGAACATCGTGATTTTCGCCCAGCCGGCATCCACGATGTTAGGGATGAACTTATGAAGCAGCTGCGAAACCGCCAAAGGGCGGATCGCGCTGAACAGATTAACGTGAACCGCGAATGGGCGATGGCTATGCAAAACGCAGCCAGCGAATATCTCCCATTCGGTCCCGACGAGTTTTAAACCCCTTTGTATTCATGGAATGAAGCCAGTGCGTAGCACTGGATTCTTATTCCACTAGTAGATGTAGTATATTATCACAATAACCGTAGCTAATGCAATAAGCGAAGGTAAAAGTCAAACCCACTCCCCTACATCTTCCTCCTCTGTTTCTTCTCCCGTCAGGTCAATCACCTCGTCGGTCTCCAACTCGACATCGTCGTCTGGGGCAAACCATCCCGTGGTGAAACGGGTCATGGCTACGTCGAAGATCACTTGATGTGTCTGAGCTTGCTCGTTGATGAACTTGACGTCCACGTTGTTGCGTCGGTTCAGGCTGTCTCCTTGGACGGCCATGGCGATCGTCCCCATGACGCCATCGAACGCGTCAGCCATGAGCATACCTGCATGGTGCTTCTGCATGATGATAGCCGATCCTCGGCGGTTCGCGTCTTCTAGGATGCGAATGTTGACTCGAGCTTCGTGGAGCTGGTCCTGCGCTTCACGCGCAGCGGCCGTTGCTAGCTTGAGACGCTTGCGGTCTTGCTCAGCCGTCTCTTCTGCGATCTCCATCTTGCGCTTGTAGTACATCATCATCTCGAACAACACGGTGTTGGAGTTCTCCTGAGTCGGCGTCTTGATAGCTGACTTGGACATGGTGGCTGGTTACACTTGTGGGGTAC